CAAATGGGCCTTCCTCAACTTTCGGCTAACAATCTGGCAGTCAGAAGTGCAGCACAGGGTGGGATTGTAGGGTATGCACCAGGTGGTGGAGTACAAGAAAAAGACAGGCCCATACCTGCTGGACAACCTAACGCGGCTTCACAAGATGCAATGGCGGCAGATGTAGCTAATTACATAAAGCAATATAATGACTATGAAGCTAGTTTAGCTAATGCTCCTACACCCGCTGAAAAACAACAGGTAGAAAATAAATGGCGCGTGACTCAGAAAAGTTTTCCTTCTGATACTGTAACTGCGGCGCACCAAAAAATGAGTTCTGATTCCAGCATGGCGGGTGGTGGCATTGTGTCTTTGCAAGGTGGGGGTGGTGTTAAATCTTTCCAACCTGGCGGTGCGGTTGGCCCTACTTACCCTCCACCTCCTCAACTTGATGCTGTTACGGGAGAATATAGTTTCTTTGTTTTTGATGACAATGGGCAACAAATAGAAGTAGATGAAGAAACTTATTATCAAGTTACTGATCTTTATGACCAACGAAATAGAAGAGACTTTCCTGATGGTGGGCAAGACACCGGGGGTATAGGGTCAGCCCTTCTTGATTTTTTTGACTCACCAGTAATGCCTCCCACTCAAGCCCAAATAGAAGAAGCTAAACAAATTGCGGCAGGTGAAGAAAGTTTTTATAGAAGTGGGTCACCTGAAGCACAAGCGATTGAAAGTTTTTCAAACAATCCATTACTTTCAGGCACCGGTAATGTGCTTGTAGGAGAGGGAGGACTTGGAAGTGAATTAGCACAAATTATTGAAAGTGATGACTCATGGCAACGAAAAACAGGTAAAGGTGGAGTAGCTGTAGGAGAAGCTGCGCTTCAATCAGCACTAAAAGGAATAGGTGGCATTTATGAAACTAGAAAATATGGTTTTCGCAGTGGGCTAGAGGGTATAGGCGGGGCTAGGGAACAGCTGGAGACTAAAACCGAAGAACAGATAGAAATAGGAAGACAACGTCTCACTGCGGAAGCGCAACAAGTGCTTGATGTCCTAGAAGCAGAAAGAGCTGAAATTATGGGAAATGTAGATAGGGCTAATACCACCGAAGGGCAACAGCGGTTAGAGCAAATTGAAAGCCAAATAATTGGGGAGAGAGAGAAATTAGAAGCTCGGCTTGCACAATTACAAACCCCAGATTTTGGCAACGCAGTTATGAACCTCCCGCAGGATATTAACAACTGGATGCAGATGTATGAAAATGATCCTAGCAGCACCTGGATTGGAAGGACGTTAGGAGGAATACAAGATATACGGGAAGAACAACAACAGGCAGCTTTGAATGCGGATATAACCAGTGCAGCACAAGCAGCACAAGACGTAGCTGGTAACAGGGTAGCTCTTTCAGACGATGACTATATGCTACAAGAAATAGCAAATAATATGTTTACTCCAAGCGCCGGTAGTGGAGGTAGTGGTACAGGTGGTACAGGTGGTACAAATGTTGCGGGTGGTAGAGGAGATGCCCCGGAAGAAGGGGGAAGAAGTTGGCTAGATAAAACACTGGATGTAATGGAGTTACTCGGTGGGGGAGCAGGTGCTTCAACCGGTTATGTAGGCCAAAAGATTTTGGATACAGCACAGGAAAAAGAAAGGTTTGAAAGCCAACAAGCTTTTGAGCAAGCCATGCAAGAGCAACTGTTGCAACAACGTACTGACGAACGCCGAATGATTGAAGATCAAAGACTAGCGATAGCAAGAGCTGAAGCTTTAGCCGGTATAAGTTTGACTGACATTATGGCCGAAAATGCTGCTGCCATTAGCGCAAAGCGGGAACAACTTGAAAAGGAGCATGATGTATTTTTCGGAGGGCATAACGAAGAATTGGTTCAAATAGGGTTAAATCAATTTTATCTTGAGTTATTAAACAAAGAACGGGCACAAATCTCACGAGATTTTGGGGGTGGTAATACTCCCGCTGTTTCTGGTGCTAGCCTTCCTCCGGGCGTAACAGTAATTAAAAGTAGTCCTTAAGAATGCCTACCTTTACCGTACAATTTCCAGATGGGGCTAAGTACGATGTGGACGCTCCTGAAGGCACTACGGACGCGCAAGCCTATGAGTATGCAGTTTCTCATATTGCCTCTTTGCCAGACCCTATTACCCGCCAGAGTACTTTCAGTGAAGAAGTTGAGCGGGGTGTTGCCCGTACCCTAGAAGCCAAACGCCTAGGCATTGAACAACTACTAGGGGATGACTCTAATCAAGCCATTATAGACTCTATTGCACGTGGGCAGGAAACTGCCGAAGGGTTAGGTGTTGGCCCTTCTTTAGAGCGTCTTACAAATATTGCTAAAACAGAAGGCTATGCTTCAGCCGCAGCCAAACTTCCCAGTGACATTAGCAGATACGGAGGTTCACAAGTTGGTGTATTGGGTACTTTAGGTACAGGTGCACGATTGGCCTCATGGCTAGTACCCGGAACAGCACCACTAAGAGGACTCAGAGCACTAGTAGGGGCCGCAGGGGGTATTGGTGCTCTTGCTCCTGATTATGCAGCCTCCAGTATGGAACGCTTAGCCCAAGAACAAATGGCACGAGGGGAAGAAGTAGACGTTGATGTAGGGGAAGCCTACAAGTACGCGGCTATGCAAGCAGCATTAGAGGCCGGGGGTACAGCTCTCTTTTTGGGCAAGAATATACTTCGTGCTATTACCGGTATAGGCCGCTCGGCGGGGGCTAACAGTGCTCGTCAGATAGAACAACTACGCAAAGCTGCTGAAATAAGCAAGACCGGAGCTACAGCAAGGGGTTTGGCTAGGGGTATGCCAGAAATACCTATAGAAATAGGCCAACAAATTTTAGAACGTGACTTTGCTGGGTTAGACCTTCTTTCTGATGAGGCTCTATCGGAGTACGGTGAAGCAGCTTACGCGGCTGGTCTAGTAGGTGGCTCCTTCGGTGTAACCGGTAGTTTTGCTGACAGGTTAGTGGCAGGACAAGCCATTGCTCCTACTCCCCAACAGGAAGCAATTCAAGCTATTCAAGACGTGGCCCTACCACCAGAAGGAATAAGTGACGCAGAGCAGACGGTAGCGCAAGCTACAGGACAGGAAACGGTTGTTGATACAGAAACTACTCCCACTGAAACTATTGATACAGAGACTACCGACACAGAGACTACCGACACAGAAACTCGTGAGGAAACTAGGAAAGCAGCAGAAGAAACACGTAAGGAAGAAGAGAAAGAAAAAGTTGAAGCAGTCACTACAGCAACGGAAGAAAATGTTAAACAACAACAAGTTGCAGAAACAACTAAAAATGAGGCTGCGGAAAGTATTGCCGAAAGAGAACGCGCTGCGGAAGAACAACGTACTGCGGAACGTGCATACGCTAAAGATATAGCAGCAAGAAGGGAAGCAGCTAGAAAAGAAGCAGCTGATACAGTTGCCCCGGAACTTACTGCGGAACGTGCCTACGCTGAAGATATAGCAGCGAGAAGGGAAGCGGCTAGAAGCGAAGAAGCTGATGATACAGTTGTAGTTGAGCAAAACGGAAGAGAGAAACGATTAAGCGCAGTGTTTGCGGCAGCTCTTAAAGAGCAAGAGACAGTTGTTGACGAGACAGTTGTTGACGAGACAGTTGTTGACGAGACAGTTGTTGACGAGGCAGTTGTTCCAACCGTTGCCACTACCACTGGACTCGACACTATTTTTAAGCCCCTTCTTACTGAACAAAACTTAAAAGATGCGAAAATAAATAAAAAAGGGGTAGAGAAGCTAGTAAAAACCGGGGCGTTTAGAGAAGGTATTGAAGTAACGAACGAAAACATAACCGCGCAAATAGAAGCCCTTAAGAACCATGCCACTAGCGGTGTTTCCAAAAGGCAAAGTGACAATGCACTTTTCGAAGCAGAGATATTAAGTTCTAAGCTAAAAACGAGAAAAGAATTAGCAGAAACAAGTGCAGTGGTAAACGAAGAAGGTGAGTTAGTAAATGTTAGCGAGTTAGAAGAAAGTGCCACTACAGAAGTAGATGAAGATGTAGATGTACTAATTGCTGATTCAGAAATAACTCCCGTGGTTGTGGATGACAGTGCTTTAGTAGATGCCGACCTCCAGGCATTAAACGAAGAACTACAAACTAACCCTTCTGGAGATGTGGCGGCATACCTTGACCCTGAACCTTCTATTGGAGGATTCATTGCCAACCTTAATTACACTACAAACCTTGAACAACAAGCACGAGTAGAAAAGTGGATTAACGATAACCTTTCTAGGAAAATTAACGCTGAATACACCTCGGCAAAAAAAGAAAGAATAAAGAATGATCCTTTCTCAGATATAGAGTTTGACTTTTTACTGTTAGATAGCGTTTCTAAATTATCTACGCCGGTTAACCCGGAAGTAGTGCAAGCCTTACAGGAAGGTAATCTGGCACAAGCACTAACTGCTTTGCGTGTCAGTCAGGGAAGGAAAGACAGGGATGTAGCACGGCTTATTAGTGCTCTTTCTAAAGCAGTAGGGACAACACAAATTGAATTAAGAAGTAATGTAGTAGACCAGTTTGGCCGTCCTGCGGCTGGTTACTTTTCTCCCCGTACCAATACCATTGTTATTAACCAAGACGTAGCTATCTCTACCCATACTCTTTTACATGAGGTTACTCATGCAGTTGTCTCAGCTCAACTAGCTACAAATAGTCCAGCATCCCGGCAAATGAAAGCACTCTTTGAGTCGGTTAAAGATAGGTTAGGTACAGCCTATGGCGCACAGGATGTAGATGAGTTTGTAGCAGAAGCATGGGGTAACCCTGAGTTTCGTGCAGAACTAGGACGTATAGCTATAGACAACAAAGGCACTACTGCCTTACAGCGGTTTCTTAATTCTGTTATGAACATGATTCGCAAGATTCGGGGACTACCTGCCAAGTCTTTAAACTCTGCACAAAGTGAAGTAGATATATTAATGGAAGAACTTATCGCTCCCGCTCCTGAGTTTCGGAATGCAGATGATTTGTTTCTTGCCGCCACTCCTTCAGAACAAAAAAATATTTTGGTACAAAGTTTAGCCAGTATCACTGGTAAAGTGACTAACAGAGATGTGGAAGAAGTGGGAGACTTTTTAACTTCAACCAATGCTTTAAGACGAAAAGCAACATTAGGCATATTACCGTTAGACAGTATTGCCAGATTAGCAGAACGAGAGTTCCCCGCATTGGCTGCGGCAATTAGAGAATTGTTTAGTATCATCAACCAGAAACGGGGCAGTAGAAACGAACTGCTGGAAAAAATAAGAGGAACCGCGAGGGAAGTAAAAGAGGCGTTCAAAAATGATAAGGCGGGGAGGGAGCTTTTTGGAGAATTAACTACGGAAAGTACACGATTAGGTTATGACCCCACCAAAGAGCGTATAACATACGAAAAGTTTTACTACACTTATTTTAACCCTAAAACAGACGAGCGCCAAACAAGCGTTCCTTATAATACCCAAACAGAACGAGATGATGCTTTAGAGGCCGAACGAAAAAAAGTAATGGCGGCTAACCCTGAAGCGGGACAAATACGGTTTTTAAGGCGTGACCCTGAAGATGGGGGCGCTGCCATGTGGCAGTACGTGCGGGATATGTATAATCGTTTAGATGGAGGAAAATATTCTGGTGTAGGTAATGATGTAGGGCCGCAACAACAAGCTTATGTAACCTTACGTGATGCTTACGAGGAAATGTTTAATGAACTTAAAGTTGTTCTTTTAAAACGTATTGATGCTATTGAAGCAGATGACACTCTCAAAAAAGATTTTAGAAATAAAATTCTTTACGACATTTTGTACCGTCAGGAAATTTCTCCTTACTTCCCACTTTCTCGTGCAGGAAATCTTTGGTTGGTTTACCAAGGGGTAGACCCTTACACATTCGGCGTAGCTACCTACAAAGAAACTTTCACTACTGTAATGGACAGAAACAAAAGAGTAAGAGAGTTACGGGCTGACCCGACTAGCAGAGAGGCCATAGCTCAAACAGGGATGAATCCTGATGGAGATGAATGGTTTCATATAAGAGATGTAAGTGAGCAAGACAACATTGCTGATTTTGTGGGAACTGAATTTGCTTACGGATTACTAAGCCAAGTACAAGCTGTTGGGAAAGACGCAGTAAAAAATGCTGAACAAGCTGTGTTAAAAGCGGGGGGTACGCAAGCCGAAGCTACAGAGGCAGGAAGGAAGACTGCCCAAGCACGAGCTGACATGGAGAAGATAACCCTGGAAGCCATTGTTAAGGCATCTCCTGAGCGTTCATTGTTGCGAACTTTTCAACCCCGTGCGGGAACACTGGGCTATGACACGGATGCCATTGACACTTTTGAACACCGTATGCCCATCTTTGCCAATCAAGTAAACACGTTGCGCTACGCACTCCCGTTAGAGCAAATAGGCGTTAAGATTAAAAAAACAGCTGGTGAAGCCACGGGTAATGCAGACACCAAACAATATGCTTCAGATATAGCTGAGCATGTTCAGGGGTATATTGAGTTTGCACAGAATCCTAATATTTCTAATTGGAGTAAGCTGGGTAAGTCATTAACTTTCTTATGGACGTTAGGCTTTAATGTAGCTTCAGCTATCATAAACTTGTTTATCCTACCCACAGTCGTCTATGCCTATTTAGGAGGGAAATATGGTTACGGGAAAACTGCAAGCTACATGGTGCGAAACATAGGACGTTATTTTCAAACAGGAACTAGCAGGGATATAAAAAGGTTTGGTGGTGACCCGCTTGAAGTTAATAGGTTTCAGGGGCCAGGACTGGGCAATCCCGACTACAGTTCAGCTGATCTTCCTGAAGGACTTAAAGATTATGAAATTCTGGCAACAGTACTAAAAGAAGAAGGGTACGATAACCAAACTACCATTGGAGATATGTTGGATACTGATACTCCTGTGTCTACCGGAATTAATAATGTAATGGGGTATGTCTTTAATCAGACTGAACGATTAAACCGCCACGTTACTGCCATGACTTTTTATGATTTAGAAATAGCGGATCAACAAACCAAACGAGAAAAAGACGGAAAGCCACCCCTTACTGATGAAGAAAGGAAACAGATTGCACGAAAGTCTATTCTGGAAGCGGAATACACCAACAGTGGTGCGTCCATAGATACAGCCCCCCGTATCAGCCAAAACGATGTAGGCAGCTTAGCTTTTATGTACAAACGTTTTGGTGTATCCATGATGTTTTTTCAAATACAAACGTTTAGAGATGCACTTTCTTATGTGTTAGGTGGGGTAACAGGACGTAATAAACAAGAATCGGAAGCCATTCTTCAAGAGAAAAAAGCCGCGTTAAAACAAGGGGCAATGTTGTTTGCTACCACTGCTCTGTTGGCAGGAGCGCAAGGTGTTCCCATGATAGGAACAGTACGTTTTTTATGGAACATGTTGAAGGAAGATGACGAAGAAGATTTTGATAGTTGGTTAAAAGATATAACAGGAGAACCTGTTTTTTACGAAGGTGTGCTGAATGAGCTTACCGGGGCCGACATAGCTCCGCGTATTGCAATGAACCAACTATTGCACAGAACAATGCCTAACCAAGCCGACCAAAGTTTAATGGAAGATGCAGCTGAATTATTAGGTGGCCCTTCGTTAAGTTTGTTAACCCGAATGTTCGGAGAAAATGGAACACTGGAGTTATGGAAAGACGGCGCTGCACAAAACCGTCCAGAGCTTTACTACCGGGGGCTAGAGCGTGCGTTGCCATCTTCCTTTGCTAACATAATGAGAGGAAACCGTTATCTGTCGGAGGGGGCAGCAAAGAGCTTACGTGGAGATGTTATTCTTGAAGACATAACTACCGGAGGGTTAGTAGGGCAGTTCTTAGGTTTCGCTCCTGCGGATTACACGCGGCAGCTAGAACAAAATGCTCGTGATAAATCTATTGATATGGCAATAAGTACTGCAAAAAGAAACTTGTTAGGCCGACTTAATTTTGCACGAAGAAACCAAACTGTAGACCGTACAGTAGAGCGCGATATTATGGAGTTCAATAGTAAGCACCCAGAAACCGCTATTACTTCAGAGACAAGAGAAAGATCATGGAATGCCTTTAAAAACATGGATGCAGATATGGGAGTATTTAGTGGGGTAAGGATTAACCCACAACGGCAACGGACAGTGCTCTTGGAACGTATGGGTAACTTACCTTAATCTCCATACACGCACTCCATGCTTACCGTTTTCCACACTTACCCTGTAGGTTATATCTTTTTTTGTAAGCTTGGTTGCGTCTGTTACATGGTCTATAGCTTTGATAGTGTTAATGGCAGGTATAAATACTGAAGCCCCTGGCACAAACTTATCCCAATCTACAAAGATACGTACCCCATCGGGTGAAATGTCAGTTAAACGTATTCTAGTCATTGTCCTCTACAGGAAACAAAGGGGGAGTATCTTGAGCACCGGAAGCGTAGGCATCATGGTTCCATGACACTTCAAGCACATACTGCGGAGGAAGATCAACTTTAGTCCCGCGCCCTAAGCGCACCTTTATCCCCTTTCCTTTCATTTCTTTAGCCATCATTGCGCGGATAGCACTATAGTGATGCCCCTGTTTCACTACCCACTCTTTAAAAGGTTTAGGTAACAAATAAAGTTTGTGTATGTCGTATTCATGTCGGCCCACCCATTGGTAGTGAGGGTTATTATCTGGTGTTTGGAAATGCTCAGTCGCAGCATCTATACGTGCATCGTCTGTACTTCTTATCCGCAAAAACCCACGAGGGTGATCCTGATAAAATTGCCCTATCAAATCTTTAATATCAATCTGCATATCTTTCATGTCGTGTTTCATTCTCTTAAGCTTAGCTACTACCCAGGTATAAAGCGCGTCTACATCCCAATCAATAAGTTCCAATGCTTTTGCTATTGAAATCCCTGTTATAACAGCCCCGGCTTGGGAAGACCAAAAGCGGTTTTGTGAGTCCAGCCCTGCGTCCAAAATAATTCGTTCTATAGTGTGGTTTACATCACGCTCTACCTTGGCTTTGTTTTGTAAAATATAACGTATGAAAATCTCTCCAGCATGGCCGTAGTTATTAGCTAAGTCTTCATTAAGAGTACGAGCTAACAATGTCTGATCGGTAGAATTTAACTTCTTCGTTACAGTGGCTTCCATCACCCTTTGGGCTTCACCTTTAGGAAGTGCTCTGTACCTAATAATCTTATCAAGCAAACTTTCATTACCACTAGACCCTGACAGGAAACTCCACTCTGTTGCCCTGTAGCGTTCTTCATTGTTAGGGGAGTTTGATTGACGATTGCGTTGCTCACCATCACTTACGGCATAGGCAAACTTACTGGCCTCTTTAGCCTCCAAGTTAGTAAGCTCATCAATGTATAGCACAATGTTCTTGTATATTTCTGCCCTGTTCCACACAGAGTTATCTGTGTCTTTGCCTTTCAACACTAGACGTTTAGGATTCCCCCATACTGAAGCCCCGGCAAACATGCCTGTAGTTTTGCCATAACCAGAATCTGCACTGGTAAGATGGAATATAGAACCTGCAATATTGGGCACAAACTCCATAAGAGGGGAGCCAAAAGATAAGCCAAACATGTACTGGTGTTCTTCAAAGGCTGGACGATTATAGAATTTAGTAACCCGTTTCCAGCCTTCCAATGTCCCTTTGCTTTTAAAGAATGGAAAATATTGTGCAGTACGTGCTCCCGGTGGGTTGGGAATAGTTTTGTCAGCAAATATTTCTTTGTCCCCTACTGCAAACGACTCCCCATCTTCAGTCCAGCCAAACTGAGTTCGCACTTCAACAACATCTACATCATTTTGCAGTTGTTCAACCCATGCAGCGGTGTACCTCATTAGCCCCTCCACTTCTTTTCTAAGCAAGAACACATCTGCAAGGCCCATTGTCTTACGAAAACCTTCAGGGGAGGAAAGGTCGATGCCCACTCCCATAAATTCTTGTATGCCTTCTCTGGGGGTGTGGTGCCTGAACACATAACAAGGGCCATGTTTGGGGTCTTGCAAACGCCGTACAGGGTAAATATCACGCGAATAAATTTTAACCTGATCAATGTTGCCTTTCTTGTCCGTTGTTCTTTCATAAACACCACCACCTGATGGCCTAAAAAAGTTGCCGGGATAATCGGGTACTGTGTACTGACTTTTCGCCGGGGTCAGCAAATTAATATTGGGATCAGCTACAACAATGTTACCCTGTTTATCAACAATATTCTCTTCAGGGGTAGCTTCTTTAACCTCTATACACAAGCTAATAGGGCTTTTGTATTTACCTTTGTGCACACATCCTTGGCACCCTTCAGGGTAATGTTCTTCAAAAGTAGTACACCAATGGGGTGCACCTATCGACGTTAACACGTCATCAGTTTGTGCTGCTGTATACGTAGGATAGCCTTTAGAAATTTCGTGAGCCACCGTAGTGGGGTCTTCACTCTCACACGCCTTTACTATGGAGAGAGCATCAAACCATTGATCGTAGCTTAGCTCTGCTGGATGCTGTACAGCCCGGAGAAGCTGGTTGCAACTTTGGCCTTCTGCGTAAGTGTCGTCAATGATGCGACTAAAACGTTTACGTGTATTGCTTAAGGCTGCGTCCATAGTAGCCTTATCTTCAGCTGAATAGTGTTTAGTACTAGATGCTGGTATCAAGATAGAAGCTAGAGGAGTTTTAAAATCCTCAAAAGAAACACACCCATTATCCTTTCCTATAAACCCACTGGCTTTAGGGGGTGCTGTTTTGTGGTTCAGTGTACCCGGTACACGTAAAATGCGTGCTGCATCGGCAGTAACTCCAGAATCCACATTAAAACCAAATTCTACACAAGCCTGTTTAAGCTGATTAGCTACAGGTTTCCACTCCTCTACAGGAATAGAGTTTTCCAGAATCCAGTAAACATGAATGCCATTGCCAGAGCCAACAACATGTGTCCATTTGGGTAACTCGTAATGAGTACGAAAAGCTTTAAGAGCAGTTATGGCATCCGATTTAGTGGGATAACCTTTGTCATCCCCGCAGTCCACATCCAGAAAAAATGCTTTAAGGTACTTTATGTTTTCAGTGGTACGCTTACCTTCTTCAACAAAAGTACCCAAAGCAAAGAACACATCATTCCCATCCAGCTGTAAGCTAGAGGTATTGTCAACTGCTGACTCTAATGTGCCAAAAAACTTCTGGTTGAATACACCGTCTTTAATGCCTACTACACAATAATAACCATCATCACTCAGAACTTTATTAAAAAAGTCTGATGTTTGCATAGGTAGTTAGTCATCAAATTCGTCTAAAAGTGCACCTAAATCGTCATCATTTTTAGGAGGTGTAGGTTTAGTATCTGATTTTTTTACCTTGGGTTCCTCAAACACATCATCACTAGCACTGACAGTCGTTGTTTCCTTCTCCTTAGCAGGAGGTGTCTCTGGAAACAATTCATCTGCGGCGGGTTCGGCTTTGGTTGCAGTTCCACCCCCACTTGTAAAGCCATCATCTACTGCATCAAACGGAGAACGATCAGCTAAAGGAACGTATTTGATTACCTGCACAGCCCGTAACCGTAGAGCAACACTGTTACTAGACTCATTCTTATACGGATAAAATTCTACGTTAAGTTTTACAGTGCTACCCCCAGTAAGTAAAAAGTCTGCGGGAAGAAGGTTATTCTTTGAGTCGTATTGTTTGGGGGCAGTAGTTGCCTTATTGTTGTAGGCACCTGGGAGCTTAGCCTTTCCAATGTACATGCCGTCTTCATCCGCTGCAAAAGGCTGTGGTAACTTGTCATGCCAGTCATCTTTCTTTCTGTCACAGTTAACAAACGCATCATTCATAGCCACATACAGGGCTTTGGCTTGAGCTTTGTCCATTTTAAAAGACATAGAGTAAGCAGCATCTTTGGCAAGAGCGTCACATGGCACACTTTTTCCTTTGTCCCCTGCATTGACATCAAATTTATAAGTTTGGTTAAGCCGGGGATAAAGCGCATCTACGTTTTCGATTACGTAAAAGTTTGTATCTGTCATTGGTTTCTCCTGTTACTATTTTTTATAAATAAAACCTTCCTCAGTTGAGAAAGGGGATTGTACACTCGTTGTGTTCGCTAAAACATTATCAACTTCTGAGTTTCGTTGTGCAGCCACAGCTAACTTAAGTTCTTCTTCAGTAACTGGGCGTTTTGGTTTGAATAAAAGTTTAGGCACAACACCTGTAGTATCAAAACGAATTTCAGTAATGACAGAAGCAAGTGGTGTTTTGTGCATATTCAAATGCCGTGCGTAGGATTGCATAGCCATCTTCTGAGGGTTATCCCCGAATATGCTAGTTGCAGGTAATTGAATTTGGTATAAGGCTGAATTAACTACATCACCTTCGTTGTTTGTTAACATAACTACTATCCGCTGATGGAACCTACATGCTCTGCTTTCCCCTTTCCCTGATCCTTTGATGTTCCATTTGCAATCGAAACACGTAGGGGACTGCACATTTTCTTCAGGGACTTTCGTAGAAGGTCTACCTTCACGAGTATCATCATCCCAACAAGTGGGGGTAGTAGGACTAGCTTCGTTGTATTCACCTGCATAATAAGAACGTGAAATAGGAGCAGCTTTAATAATAATTACTCCTATCGGCCCATCTTCAGAAGGCAATACTTCTGTACCGTTTTCCACAAAAGAAAACTTGGCATCCCTCAAACTTATTTTCCTAGGGTAAAACACAGGCACAATCGGAACTTCCTTTTTCTCAGATAGTTTTATACGGGCCAAAAAATCTTTTACATCTACAGTAGGTGTTTCTCCCTCCACGATACACTCCTTTATCTATCGTCAAATTCATACCCATCAGTAGTGGTAAAAGTTGTTGGAGTTGGCGTAAATTCCTCTTTGGGTTCACTTCCCTTCTTCAACGCATCAACTACAGCAGGTATATCAAAACGATAGGTTTTAGCTCCCACTTTGATGTAACAATCCGAAGGTATATGACCCTGTTTCACCCATCCGCGAATAGTGCTTACAGTCACAGATAAATGATCAGCCAAATCTTCTATCGGTAGGTACTTATCAGTCATTTTTCTTGCCTCTCCTTACAGTAACGGTATAGACACTATCCACATTTAATCCTGGTGGAAGTTTGTCTGGGTTGGTTTCAAGAAACTGTTTCATATTGCCTTGGTGTAATCGCTTCTCCAGCAAATCCACAGCATCGTTTTCTTTAATGAACTGGTTCATAGATTCCCAGTCTGAAGTCCAGTACTTGGTGCGAACTGAACGGAAAAACGTACCTAACCGAGTACGTACAGATTCGACATTGTTTTCTTTACAATGTTCCAAAAGAGCATTCTTAACTAAGTCTAACTTCTCGTTAAGGATTGACTCTTCCTCTTTCAACTGCTTTGTAACCGCAGCTTTCTTATCGCGTATCTTCAGGTAGACAGAGACAAGTCTATCTACACTAACTGCATCAGTGTTATCAGCCACAATTATTCTCCCCAATGATTGTGTTTGGTTGAATTATCTTACGTATTACGGATTATAATGTCTTTTTATCAGTTTTCAAGTACTTCTTTGTATAAATCTATCATTTTTGTATGAACACTAATTCGTTTATCTAACATCTTGTAAACAGCCTGTTCTACTGGAGCGCCTTGCAGCTGAACTACGGTACACGGATGAGTTTGTCCTGACCGATGTACCCTGGCATTGGCTTGTGCATAGGTTTCCAAAGAAGAGGTTGGCCCCCACCATACAATAGTATTAGCAGCTGTAAGCGTTACGCCATGCGAGGCTGCTTGTGGTTGAATAATCAAAACTTCAGGATTATCTGTGGTTTGAAACTCATCAAATATTCGAGTCCGGTTCTGAGCACTCACATCCCCCCGTATAACGGCATTGGTTATCTTATCCTTAGTAAGCTTTTCTTGTAGTAAATCAATAACATGTTTGAACGGTACAAAGATCAATACTTTTTGACTGGATTCATCTATGACTTCACGCAAAACTTTGTAGCGATTCTTGATGTCGAACTCTATAGTCTCGCCGGAATCGGTATACACAGCACCACAAGATATTTGTAAGAGCTTATTCATATTAACAGCAGCGTTAGCAGCGGTAATTTGTTCCCCATCCGCTACTGCAACCATGTGGCTCTTAAGGATTTTATAGTATTTCTTTTGTTGTGCAGTTAAAGCAACTTCCCTGTGGGTATAAGTCATTTCTGGCAAGTCAAGGCACTGTTCTTTAGTGAAGCGTATAGCGGGTTGCAAAGCATTAAACACTACAGCTGTAGCGTTAGGTTTAGGTACCCATTTGAATTGCGTTATTTTGTACATTACCAAGTCTCTAAACGCACCAAAGAAAATAGGAACTTTTTTGGGGTTGATCAATTTAGCTAACCCATAGCCATCTAAAGGAGACTGTGCAGCGGGTGTTCCTGTCATCATCCATAACCACGTATCTGGTTTGATTAATGAGTTAAGCACTTTCCAACGTTTGGACTGGGCATTTTTGTAATGTGTAGCTTCATCAGCAATTATTAGATCAAACTCACCATTAGCAATAACATCTTTGACTATCTCTACTCCATCGTAATTTATAATTACATACTCAGCCCCATCGTTAATTATAGTTTCCCGTTTTGCTTTTGGCCCATGTGCAATAGATACCGTACGGTGCATGGCAAACTTAAATAAATCCGCTCTCCAAGCTGAATCCATAATCGACAATGGACATATTATAAGGACTCGCTTAATAACTTTTTGGTTCATCAAAAAATCAGAAGCCCAAATAGCACTGGCTGTTTTTCCCGTGCCCTGTTCATTAAAACAAAAAGCCCTACGATTCATAGTAAGAAAGGCAGATGTGGTTTTCTGATGGGCAAAAGGTCGGTACTTACCGGGCCAGTGATACTTCCCCATTATAGGAGAAGGGACATTCCTTACATTAAGGTTTTGTAATACCCGTGATTCATCCACCCCCCACTTTACCAAGACGTTGTTACGCCCCAGGTGTTTGCTGTTAGGGATAGCCGTAGTTATCTTGTTGGGGTTACGAACTTTAAGTAACAGTCCTCTGTTATCTACTACTCTCATGTATTACCTGCCACGCCTTGAAGGTTTTCTTACTGCACTTTTAACTGGGTTGTTGTAGCTACGAGCGTTACGCGCACGGTTTTTACTTCGGCTTTCTATGCGTATACCATCCTTGTTCTTACCACCTTTGCTTAACGCTTTAACGTGACTAACATCTTTGCCTTCCCGTTTGTCGGCTTTGCCATTCTTGTTAGCATCAGTGCCTTTCGCATCTACTGCTCGTCTGGCCCGTTGTCTTTCCATACGTGCTTTAAACGGTTTACTACCTACAGGTTTGTTAACTTGTTTGGGTCTATCTTTGGGGTTTTTGTAAGCCATTATCGCCTCCCGTTATGTGGACATTCCAATATAATACAATGTGCACGGCAAAGCCCCGTAGGGCGTGCGTTCCATACATCCACTTCATACGCTTGTTGCATCTCGCCGTACTTTTCTAACCACTTTTGCCATAAGGCTGGTTCATTCTCAATGGTGTAAGTGTCTTGGATAAACGCATTGCACACCACAAAAAGTAACCCTCCCTTTACTACTTTAATCTCAGGAAAATGTTTAAAGGTTGCTAAGGCCATCAGCTCCAACTGCCCCTTGTCTGCATACTTGGCAGATTTTCCAGTCTTGTAATCTATTACTTTGGCTGTGCCTTTCTCACGATTCAATATTGTCAGATCAGAAACACCACGCCACCAAACTTCTTTGTCAAAAAACCCACAGGGTTCAAGATTTGCAGTTAAGCCCATCTTGTATTCACATAACTTCTCGCCTTCCATGCCATTAAGTTTGTCTAAAATATTTTTAGCGTATTCAAATCTAGGGTCGAGTGTTACATTTTGCCCAATGTATTCTTCGGCTGCTTTATGAAACTCATTACCGTACAAAATAGGCTCTGTTTCAAAGTTTTCTTTGTAATCTTTAGCTACCTTTAGGTGGTAATATTTTTTGGGGCATTGGTCAAATGTCTTTATGCTACTGAATGACCATGCTGGTTTGGTTTCCATCCTACAGATTCCCCATAGTTTTTTCCTATATCAACGTCACCACGGACGGGCAAGCCTTCTGCCCATTCTGGAGTCCAACGCATACAATCACTGACAAAAGCCGCAGCTTCGTCTACTTCCTCATCACGTACACAGCATATCACAGAATCGTGGACAGTAAGCAACACCCTATAGCGCTTGGAGATTTGTACCATTTGGTCAGCCATAATGCATCGTGCCAAAGCCTGACAAACATTTTCAATTACTTTCCCCCCATAGATGTTTGTGCGCCCCAAGCGTGTTTTATAAGAGAACTGTGTGCCCTTCTCGGTTTCTGTAGCATCCAGATCACCGTAAAACATAGCTAACCCGGAAGGCAATGTAATGCCACACACATCTGGTTGCACACTAAGTACCCCTGGTCGCCCAAACAATACCGCATCACCTTGTTCCATGTTCCGCAACATTTCTTGAGCACTATGCCACAAACCAGTAATGGCCCCACTGGATGAACGATACGCTCCAATGATGGTGTTGGCCTCCTCTGTGCTGACCTCTACACCAAATGATTTGAGTTGTGCCCGGAACTTCACACTGCCCATTCCATACCCACATCCGAGGATTGTCTGTTTGCCGATGAAACGTTCCGTTGGGGTTATAGCTTCGTCATTTTTGTTATAAATAATAGCTGCCATTAACTTGTAAACATCTCTGCCTTCTTTAAAAGCAGTAAGCAAATCACCTTGTTCTGCAAACCATGCCAGCACTCTGGCTTCTATCTGTGCTGAATCCGCTTCCACCAGAGTGTATCCGGCAGGAGCTTCGATACATGACTTTAATACTTTCGCGTTCTCCCCACGACTAGGAAGGTTCTGAAGATTGATTTTATCTGAGCCACCCCACCGCCCAGTGTGGGCCGCATAATATTTAATGGGTACAGGTAACGCACCTCGTGATGCAATGTCTAAAAACCTTTCAGTACGTTTTTCTTCTAAGGTACTCTTAAGTCCTATCCGCGCTGCTACTAACGCTTGTACGTGGGGATTGTCATGTTCCTCTAAAGCTTTAAATCCCTCATCGTTCTTTGCAAAAGCAAAGGTTTCTTTGCCAGTACGCAAACTTGTTTTCATGGGAGGGGAGACACCAAGAGCAATTAACTCTTCAGCAAACTTGGGGTTGGACATCAACTGAGTACGGTCAAGACCACAACTCTCTAGTAGACTATTCTTTTGTGTCTGTACGGTATGTAAGTGTGAAGTAAGCTTGGGAATATTTAACAGAAGGACAGGCTCAATAAACATACGCAGAGTTAGATCAATAACTTTTAGTTCACTTGTTTTAAAGTTCTTAGTTCGCACAAGCTGGGCAAACAAAGAATGGGTTAACTCAACATCGTTTACACAGTAGTCGCCATACTTAGATAATTCTTCACTGTTAAAATCTGCTCTATGCTTACCCAATGCGTTAACTACTTCATCTCCTTTTTCTCCAAGATTGTAACGTTCGGATAAGGCTGCAAGAGAAGACGATACTTCCGTACCACTAATAGCACGCCCCATACACATAGTATCAAGGTATAACTTAGGGTGAATATCAAAAACCCAACTAAGAATAGCCCCATCAAACATAGTATTGTGAGCAAGTAGAGCACTTTTTGTCCAATCGTAATTAGCATGTAAATAAGTTTTGAGTACATCTTCATCCCCAGATAACCAAACTGTTTCCTCACCATTAACTTTTACTGCTACTCCAATAACTTCAAACTCAGAACTGCGTATGTATTCTTCTGTTGTTATTTTAGATAGAGAAAACTGTTTGTCATAATACGTTTCAAAGTCTACTGTTATGATGTCCATTCCTTATCTCATCCCTAGTTGCTTTCTGTTAACTTCGTGTGCTGCTTTAATTTCTTTTTTACTTTGTCCTTCATAAGGGACAGCCAACTTCGCTTTGAGCAAGAGCCTCGTAATAAATCCCTTTCCCGTTTTGAACTCGCCCAAGTATCTTCCAAACTTCCCTTTCTCTTTGGTCTGCAAGCGATAGACTTTCCCAACTGTGAGGTTCGCTTGTACGAACTCCTTTGCAAGGAGGCCATGTGCCTTTTCTTGTTTATCTCGCGTGCGACATTCGGGAGTGTCAATACCACTAAGACGTATACGCTGATTGTGAAACCAACAATCAAAACCAAGATCAATATCCACATCAACGGTATCTCCGTCCACCACCCGTACAATAGTTGCGTTGTATTCATACATCACTTTACCCCACGGTAAAAAACATGCTGGTGTATTTTGGTTGTTATGGTGCCTGTGTATGCCCATTCCGGGTACACCTTAGTACTATGGTAATGGGTTGCACCTTCTGTAGTATCGGGTTGCTTTCCACTTAACCAGGCAATGTACAAGGAGTTGTAAAACAACTGCCTGTTTCTAGGGTTATCCGACTTACCATCACACCAAAAACTAAACTGGCACTTATCTCGGATTGGATTCCCTGCCCAGTAATACCCTTGCTTAACAACTTCGCACGCCTCATCAGGGTACTCGTGACTCTCTATGCGATTCCGTACTACCTGAGCTACAGCTAACTGCCCTTCGCTTGGTTCGCCTCGCGCTTCAAAGTACACAGCTACGGCTATGCACACTAATGATTCAGTTATCATTATTCAGTGCCTTCCTTTTTGTCTGCTTTTATTTTGTCTTAAAGCTTCGTCAACACCATATTTTTTGACTCGTTCTTGCCACGCTTTGTATTCCAATCGTGTATCCCTGTTCCTTTCAACATAGGGTCGCTCACCATAGGGAGGTAGTTCAGGAGGAGAGATTCTTACATACTCTGTTGTTGCTGCTGCTCTTTCTTTCCTTACTGCTTCACTAAACGGTTCCCCCTCAAGGGCTAACCGTAGATGTTTAGTTCTGGCAGGGTGACGTAATTTACGTAGTGCCTTCGCTTCTATTTGTCTTAAGCGTTCTGGGCTTACATTGAATTTAATCCCTGCTTCTTTAAGTGTACACGCTTCTTCATCCCCCAAACCATAACGCACCTCTAAAACTTTTTTCTCTCGTGAAGTTAATTGGCCCAGTGTTTTTTCTATTGCTTCTTTCTGTTCAATGCTTTCTGCTAATAAATCAGGATTTTGTGTGCTTTCTAATAAAGTGTTAGACATCAACTCCCCAATGTTTGCCTGGATAGCACCTTGATTAACCGTGAGAGGGTCAAATATATGTTGGGCTGGAAAAAGGTCTTCGGGATTGCAACTAAAAAAATCACATAAACACTGTATTGAACTACGTACAGTCCCTTTGTTTGTGTAGGCGGTTATCTTAAGATTTAAAATCTCCCCTATAACACTTGGGGCTAAGCCTACCACCCGTGCTAATTCAGATGCGGTGGAAATACCCTTCTCTTGCATCTTCTCATAGAGGTAATTGTTTTTTATTTTTATTTCAAGTCGGTAATCTTTCATTCAACCCTCCAAATGCG